TTAAAAATTTATTTGGCACCCCTAAAACATTTGTAGTTTGTTGTACAGCCTCATCCCACTGAGTCATTAACCAAGTGCCTTTAAGGTTTTGCCAAGCGCGTGCTCCTTCATCGGTAGATTGTAAAATGGTTTTTAAGTCAGTAATTTCATCTAACGAAGCCTTACCAGTAAAAAGTTTTTGTGTAAGAAGGGACGCTCTTGTACCACCAAGGTCTGCTACTTTTGCAAATTGACCAACAATACTTTTATCTAAAATTTGTGCGTTGCCTGTAGCCTCATTATAAATTGCGGTTGCTTTTTTGTAGCTAGGATTAATAAGTTTTAATCTGTCTTGCACTGAATTTCTAATTTTTGTCACTTCCATCTTAAGAGTAGCGTCTGCATTTTTTCCTGATAAATCAGACAAAATTCTATTAAAATCGTCTTTCAGCGCCAGATGTAATAGTTCTGTTGTTTCTCTAGGGTTGCCTGTATTGCCATCAAGCAAAGCCTTTTCTATTCTTTTATAAACTCGTAGTTTTTCTGGAGAAGTATTAGGATTTTTTATTACTGTTCTTACCTCATCTAATACATCACCGACATCTATAGTTACATCTAAATCATAGGCCTGTTTATATATCGGTGCTACTTGTTGCTGTAACTCCTTTTTCTTTGTTTCTATATATTTTTTTGATGCGGCTGCAACGTCTAATTCTGGGTTAAATATATCTTTAATTGGACTTCCAGATTTGGTTGTGTATTTTCCTGACAATATATCATCAAAAAAATCTTCGGCAATTTTTTCTACTTGAACTGCTCTGTTGTTGTAAAAGGTAAGAAGTTTATCTGAGTACGGTTGGTCAGCTAACCATTGTTGTAGCTT